TGGGGGGGGGGGGGGGGGGGGGGGGGGGGGGGGGGGACCCCTTGTGATTGTGCCATCGGCCAGAGGGTCCCCGAGGGGAGCCCGGTGCGACAAAGTAATTTTTTTGGGGAATCCGAGAAATTTTCACCACTATCTTCCAATTTAGTGCCTCAAATCCAACCAAAGTTAGGGTATAGTGAGGAGATGTTGTTTTCTATGCCCGGAATCCGTCAATAAGGAGCCAAAAACGATGGCACAAACCGCACGTCTCGTTTCAAATGGGGGTAAAACAGCCGTTCCAGGGGCCGTGAGTGCCGATCCGGTCACAGGAACCGGCCAGACGGCCACAGATGCCGCTACTGGGGACGATCACGAGCTCACCGTCGTAGGAGGCAAGTCCTATCTCGTCATGGCAACCGACACCGGGAACTTCATCTTCGGCGTTGCGGCCGTTACAACCGCTGCAAACGTGGCATGGCTATGCCCCAAGAACACAGCGATCGTTATCAACATGCCCGTCGGAAAAAACACCCTGCACTATGCGTCCGATACAAACGGCGGAACAATCTACCTCACGGAGATTTTTCGTAATATCACGAACATTTAGCCAACGAAGGGGAATGACATGAACTGGACCCGTGTGAAGGCCGAAGCTGTTAACGTAGCCGGAGCGGTGGTAGTATGTGTGGTGATATCGTTGGTCTTTATGTGCCTTATCGATGTCTTCCGGCAGGCTGGGGTCGGTAAGCGGGATGCGCCCGCCGCCCCGACTCCGACCACGCAGACCTTCTCCATCGCCGATCAGGTGGCCCAGGTCCGCCCGGCGGTCGTTCATATCGCCAAGCACGGCGTGTGCCAGGGCTCGGGGGCACTGATCTCAGCCGACGGCATCGTATTCAGCGCCAAGCATGTATCGGACGGAGAGCCCGGCGAGTACACGGTAACGCTGGACGACGGCCGGGAGTTCCCGGTGAAGTACGTTGTCGAAGATAAAGAAAACGATATTTCATTCATGCAGTTGGACCTACGGGGCCAGGAGCCGAACCTCCCCTACGCCACGCTGGCGGCAGCCGAGCCGCGTGTGGGGGACGGGCTGATTATCGGCGGGAGCCCGTTGGGCAAGGAGAACTTCAACACGTTCAGCTTCGGCGTTCTGAGTGCCGACGGCCGCGACCTAGCAGGGCAGGCCCCCAGCGAGGCCGATCGCTATACGTGGCACGTTATGCTGCAAACCACGAGCCCGGCGTATCCGGGCAACAGTGGCGGGCCGGTGTTTAACATGCAGGGCGAGGTTGTCGGTGTGCTGGTGGCCGGGGTAGACGCCACGCTGAACTGGGCCGTGCCGGTCGCCCGATTCGCCGGGACGATCGATACCGTCCGTCGCTGGTTCGAGTTGTGCCGATTCAACGTCGTTGAGGACGCGCCCAAGGCCGATCTGTACCCGGCGTACTACGGTCACGCGAGCCATTACTAACAGCAGCAGAAAGGGGAACTAGAATGACAGACTTCCGATGTAGACACGACTTCATCGTAGCGATGCCGGGCGACAAGCCCAAAGAAAAGAAAGGCATTCTCCTCCCAGACGGGGCTGATCTCGGGGACGCGCCCGTGGCCGAAGTCGTGGCCGTGGGACCGCTGGTGCAGGATATCGAGGTGGGCGATACGGTGCTGATCCCGTTGATGACGCAGATGCGTATGATGCAGACGAAGACTTGCGACCTACTGATCGACGACAAGCCCGCCGTGGTGCTGCGGTGCGAAGACGTGGCCGTGGTGTGGCCCAAGGAGGTCGAGTAGCATGGGCAAGGGCGACACCTACCGCCCATACAGCACCTCGCGGCACGAGCGTGATCTACGTTGGGCTCTCGCCCTCGGCAAGATCGATTTCAAGACCTTTGAGGAACGCTACAAGGCGCTGCATCGCGAAGGTTTGATCCACAGAAGCGGGAAGGTGGTGCGTGGCTAAGTCCTCCTACCAGCAGATATTTGACGGCGAGTGGGAACCGCTCGACAAGGACTGGTTCCTGTCCTGTTGCTCGTGCGGCCTCGTGCATCGTGTCCGGGTCCGAGTCCGCAATGGCAAACCGGAGATTTGTTTCACGACCGATCGGCGGCGCACCGCCCAAGTACGGCGGCACGCTGATGACCTTGAGTGCGAGGTGAAGAGGAGACGGGGATAATGCCAGCCTCAAAAAGCGCTCTAGCCTTGTATTCGGTAGGGCTTCGGAAATGCTATCGGTGTAAACAGATAAAAACACTCGATCAGTTCAGCAAGCATTCTGCCAATAAGACCTTTGGCCTCCAAGGCATGTGTAAAAGTTGTTGTACGGAGGACAAAAAAGAGCGGCGGCATAAAAACCCAGAACATGATAGGCGTAGCAGCAAAGCCTATCGAGATCGCCATATAGATGAAGTACGGAAGCGGGATCGGGCGAGAAACTTTCGTCGTAAGTACGGCATCTCCATCGCAGATCGAAAGCAGATGTATGTGGATCAGCAGGGTCGGTGCAAATTGTGCCAGGATTTTGTTCCATACTCCGATATGAAGACAGACCATAGCCATATCAATGGACGAGTGCGGGGGCTATTATGTCAGAACTGCAATTTCTGGCTAGGGCAACTTGAAGCGAACCGAAACAAACTCCACGCATCATTGGAGTATATAGATGGCGCATAAGAAGTCTAACAGAGAGCCGCATCCATATAGCGATAACCTGAGAGAGGCGGGAGAAAAACAGCGCGCTGGCCGAGCGCTTAGTGAGCTTATTCGCGCGATCGGGCAAGAGATCACCGAAGTAGTATTAGATGATTCATTAACGACTCCCGGTCCGCCGAGGATCATCAGCAAGGCTGAGTCGATGGCTAGGTTTATCTGGCGGAAGGCCCTGCCGCACGTTGATGATGATGGAACGCAGCACGAGCCCGAACTTGATTACGTGCGTATCGTACTCGACCGCTCGGATGGTAAACCCGGAACGCCTAAGCAGGTGGACGACGATACCGGACGTGAGAGCGTGCCGGATAAGGTGAGCCGGATGAACACTGAGCGATTGAACGCTATGGCCGAGGACGCGGTAGATGACGACGATTAAGCCGACACTACCCGAGCCTTTCCCCACCAACCGCGAGTGGTGGACCTGCCCCAAGACAGGGCTCAAGGTCCCCATGCGGGAAGACGCCAACATGGCCTACCGCGAGAAGCTGCTGCACCGGGCGGCAAAGGACCCCGTGTTGCAGCGCGACCTGCTCGCGGCCTGTAAGCTCAGCACGCACTATTGGATCAATACGTTCGTCTATACGCTATGGGAGCAGGAGATCAGCCCCGAAACGCACGGCAACGTACCGGCGAAAGTAGCACTCCACCCGTTTATCCTGTTCGAGCGACAGGACGAATGGGTCGAGTGGGCGCTGGCCCTGTTTGAGAGCGGTAAGGACGGGCTCACCCATAAGTCTCGCGATATGGGAGCATCGTGGCTCCATACGATGCTGTTCCACTTCTGGTGGTTGTTTCGGCCTCGGACGCAGCTTCGCGAGATGTCTCGTGTTGAGGAGATGGTGGACTCGCCGATCTCGAAGTCCCTGTTCTACAAGCACGATCTCATCAATATGTACCTGCCCGAGTGGATGCGGCCCCCCGGCGTGTTGGTTCGCGGGCGTGAGAATCGTACGAGTATGCGGATTCACAATGCCCTGAACAACTCGACGATCGCCGGAGAATCGACGAACCGATCCGCCCTATCGGGCGACCGATGTGCGGCCCTGCTGCTCGACGAGTTCGCCAAGGTTGACAACGGCGATAGCATCAAGCGAGCGACTGCTGCTGTGACACCGTGCCGATTTGTCAACTCGACCGTGGACCTGCCGGGTACTTGTTACTCGCGGTGGCGGGAGTCGGGTACGATCGAGGTGTTCAATCTGATGGCGTGGGACCACCCTCGCAAGGGTGCCGGGCGTGTGGTGATTCAGGACGAGATCACGAAGGAATACCGTATCACCTCGCCCTTCATCGAACACGAGATCGAGCGGAACGGGTGGAAGGAAGTCGCGGCGGAAATCTACGGTATCGAGGGCGCAGTCGGCGACACGTTCTTTGACAACGCCGAGTTCGACAAGCACGCCGCTCTCTACGCCCGCAAGCCGAGTCAGATGCTACACATCGAGCTTCGCGACAAGATATCGAACGCCGGTGTGGCTCCGCTGATCCGCCGCAAAGATACCGGCTGCGTCAAGCTGGTGCGGCACCGCGACGGCGAACTAATGGTGTGGGTCCCGCTGATTAAGGGGCGGCTGGACCAGAGCAAGACGTATACGATGGGGATCGACCTATCGAAAGGGCAGGGCGGTGAAGGCTCTACAGAATCCGTCGTGTCTATCCGATGCGATCAGACTGGCGAAATTGTCGCTAAATGGGCCAGCAAGACCACGCCGCCATACGAGATGGCGAGGACGGTTGCTGCCTTGGCCCTATGGGTCGGCGGTGCCGCCCCGCGAAAGTTACCGTTCGTCGCATGGGAGGCCAATGGACCCGGCTGGGATTTCGGAAACGTCTTCGTAGGCACGATGCGGTATCCGTACTACTACCGCGACGAGACGATCGGGCAGGTCACGACCAAGAAGACCAACAAGTTTGGGTGGCACAGTAGCCGTGAGAGAAAGAGCCTCCTCCTGCGAAACTATGAGGCGGCGATCCGTGAGAACCGGCTTATCAACCGCGACCAGCAGAGCATAGATCAGGCGAAGACCTACATCACGTATTCGGGTGGTGGCGTCGGGCCTGCCGAACTCAGTGACAAGAGCAAGGCCGACTATCTTGGTCACGGGGACCGATGTATAGCCGACGCTTTGACGCTTCTGAACAAGAGCAAGCTCCGGCCACGGACGGCCTATACGGACGCCCCCGATGGGACCTGGGAGCATAGATTCAACCGGTGGAAGTCGAGCAAGCGGAAGAAAAAGGGCTGGCAACAGGACTTTAGTTTTGCATAAGGGGAATGATGATGCCGTACACACGAGAAGAAGTTTTAGCGTGGTTGGAGGAAAAGGCGGCCTACGATCGGGTATTGTCCGTAGCGATAGAGCAGCCTGATAACCCGCCGGAAGTGTACCCAGACGACCGAGTGTACTTCGTACGGGCTGTATCACCGGGTGGCACGCGCCGGGACGTAGCAGTGGTGTGTCATCCTAAAACCGGAGAAATGGATCACTACGTGTGGGCATGGACAACTGATGACGACCTCGGGGCTGGTTATGCAGGCCAGTATCCCCACCTATTGGATCGTAGAGTATGCCAAGATCACTGACAGCACAGAAACTCAGCGAGAGCGCCAAAGAGGGCTTCCAACGCCTCGATCGGTTCCGCAAGGCCCGCGCCTACGCGGTCAAGGAATACTGCGGGACCTACATGACCGAGAAGTACGGGATCACCGGCGAGAAGCCCCTGAACCTCGTGTTCATGGCGATCCGTGCCTTGGTGCCTAACTTGGTGCAGCGGGCCGGGATGACCCGTGTGCTGACCGATCTCCTCGTCCAGCGAGACTACGCTGAGAAGATGGGCCTCGCCCTACAGCAGCTTCACAAGAAGCTCAAGCTGCACAAGACGCTCCGATCGGGTATCGTCGATATGTCGCTAGGTGGGCTGGCGATCTTCAAGAGCGGCCTCGACGCCACGGGCGAATACGTCCCCGTGACCGATGACATCCATGTCGATCCGATGCAGCTTTACACCAAGCTCGTCAGCCTCGACGACCTCACGGTGGACCCGATCTGCCGATCGTTCGACCGTGCCGCATTTGTGGGCCACAGGGTCTACATCGAGAGAGCCAAGCTGCTCGAAGCCGATGGCTTCGACAAGGACCTCGTGAAACGACTCCCCCGCGCAGGTAGCAACAAGAGCGACGACGAGCGGGCCGAGATGCTGACTCGCGAGGACGGCCCGAGTTCGGACTTCACCGCGTGGCAGGACTTCGTTAACATTGTGGAAATCTGGGTTCCCGACGCCGAGGCGATCGTGTGCATCCCCGATCCGGCTGATGCGGTAGCGCAGGACTTCCTCTCCGTTCGAGAATACTACGGCCCCCCAACCGGACCTTATACGTTCGGAGCCATCACCCAACCGGTGCCCGACAATCCGTTCCCCGTCGCACCGGTGGGTGTATGGCGAGACCTCGCGGACATGGCGAACCGCCTGTTCAAGAAGGCGATGGATCAGGCCGATCGGCAGAAGAACATCGGTATCTACAACCCGGCGAACGCCGACGTGGCCGAGGCCGTCCACGATGCCCTCGACGGCGAGTGGGTGGCGAGCGAGGACCCGCAGGGCATCAATATCCAGTCGTTTGAGGGGGCCGATCCCGGTACCGTGCAGATGACGCAGGGCTTGTACGGGTGGTTCAACCTTCTGTCGGGCGGCACCGATCTGATGGCGGGCGTCGGGCTCAACAGCGACAAGGCCACTGGCCAGCAGATATTGCAGCAGAACGCCTCGGTCAGCATTGGCGACATGCGGGACATGCTGTACGAGGTCGCGTCCGATATCTCGATGAAGCACGCTTGGTATCTGCACAACGACGACCTGATGTTCGTCCCCAGCCAGCCCGGCATCCCGCTTATCAAGCGGCAGCCGACCGGCGAGGAGCAGCAGATGTACCTCACCCCGGCCGACAAGACGGGCGAGTTCGACACGCTCGGGTTCGAGATCGTGGAGCGGTCGATGTCCGTGCTGGACCCGTCCACGCGCGAGCGGTTGGTGTCGTACTTCGCCCAGCAGGTTATGCCGCAGGCGTTCGCGTCGTTCCAGATCGCCACGCAGGCGGGCCTTGAGTTCAACGTGTCGCGGTATCTGATGAACGTCGCCGAGGACCTTGGGATCACGAGCGTGGTCGATGACATCTGGTCCGATCCGCAGTTCCGGGCGAGGATGCAGTGGTACTCCGATCAGGTCGGCAAGCCGAAGAAGCTGGCCGAAGGCGGCGGATCGGCGATGCCCGGCGTGATGCAGAATGGCGGGGCACCGGTCGGCGGCACGCCGATGGGGTCTCCGATGGAGCAGTTCAACCAAAACGCACAGCAGGGGGCCGTGCCCGCACAGCAGGCCCTCAAGACAGGAGGGCCGATGTAATGGCGTTCGACAAGCCACGTAGGCGCAAAGGCGCGAAGAAGGTCGAGACGGGCAAAGGGACCGACAAAGAGTGGGCTATCGTGAATCGGCGGCTCAAGGACAAATATGGGTACGGGCTTACCCCGGCGACAAAGAAGGTGGTCAAACAGTTGATGGATACGGGCTTGTCGCGGGCTGAAGCGCTGAAACGAGTAGATAAGTAAGGGGGTGACTTATTCCAATCTATACGTACAAGTGCAAGAAGTGCGGGGCCGAACGGGACATCACGAAGCCCGTGGCGGAACTCGACCGACAGGAATGGTGTTCGGAGTGCTGCCAGTTGATGCAGCGGCAGGTATCCGTGCCTCGCGTCCATAGCGACAGCTATCGCAAGCCGATCCACTCGGATGCCCTCGCGATTCACCCGTCGCAGCGACGGGAGCACGAGCAGAAGTACCCGGACGTGAAGCTCGACAGCGAGAACCGGCCGATCCTGGACTCGTACAAGAAACACGACGACTACCTTGAGAAACGGGGGGTATACAAGCCGCCGGGGCGTAATCGGCGGAAGCTCAAGCAGATCACAACCAGTAAGGGGACGCAGTAATGAAGACACGTTGGTGGATAGATCGCCGATGCTCGCGAGCATGGGGGCTCGGCGTAGTTAGGTCCCGACCGGTGCGACTGTATGCTACCGATTCGATGCCGTATAAAGTGCGGTATGATATACAACTTGGTCGTACTAGCATCGTCGCCTATCGCTATACCGACGAGCAGTGGGACAAGCAGACTGAACGAGCCCGGAAAACGGGACTAAGCTAGTAAGGGGACGAAGTAATGGCATTCGACGAAACCAAAGCAGTGAACGAACTCCAAGCGGAGATCGACAAAATCGATTTTGACGGTGGCAGTGATCCGGTGGCCGAGGCCCCCGCGTCTACCCCCGATCCCAAGGACGTTCCGGTCCTGGAAGATGACACCGCTTCTACCCCCGAGCCCGAGGAGCCCGAAGGTGACACGCCTGCGGACGAGCCGGAGCCCGAGGAAGATGACGGCGATTCTACCCAGGCTGAACCCGAGGGCGGGAAAGACGAGAAGCCAGCACTGATCGACAGTCATTATCGCGCGGCCCAGCGAATGGGCATGAAGCCGGAGGAGATTTCCGAGTTGTACGATACCTCCCCGGCGCTGGCAGCGAAGACCCTCGCCAAGTGCTACGAGATGGTGAATGCCGAATCTCAGCGGCTTGGCAAGCTCGGAATCGCCCAGCAGAAGGCGGAACAGGCCAAGGCCACGCCTGCCGCACAGCCTCAGACCGACGACAGCGTGTCGAAGCTGATCGCCAAGGTGAAGGATCACTACGGGGATGACGACCCGATGGCTGAGGTTCTTACGGAGTTGTTGAAGGATCGCCGCCCGGCCCCGCAGCCGCAGCCTAAGCAGCAGGAGTCGGACATTCCGGCGCGTACCGTGGACGAAGAAATCGCGGCACGACAGCAGATCAACACGTTCTTCGCCGATCCCGACCTCTCGGCCTACGAGGAGTTGTATGGCAAGAACGAGTCCGCACTCGGCGACTGGTCGCATCTGACGCCGGGCCAGCGGGCGAATCGTGTTGAGGTCTGTAACCGTGCTCAGATGATTCTCTATGGCGCGGCGGCGGCAGGATACGAAATGGGAACCGCCGAGGCCCTCGAACGTGCGCACATGGAGATCGCTGCTCCGATGGCCGAACAGATTGTTCGGACCCGGATCGCGAAGTCTGCGAAGCGGCGTGAGAAGGGCGTGACGCTGGTTCCCGGCGGTAAGCGTGCCCCGGTAGAAGGGGGTAAACACGATCACAAACAAGCTGTTGCAGAAGTCGCAGCCTATATGAAGAACATTGGGCTGTGACTTTAGGAGATCAATATGGGTTACACCTATGACCAACTGGCGGGCCTTGTGGCGTTCACCCACACTCGCTACCCCAAGCAGGAACTCACGGTGACGTGGGACGACAACCGCTTCGAGTGGGCTCGTATCTTCAACCAGGAGTCCATGAAGAAACAGGGCGGGACCACGATCACTGGCAAGGCGATCCTGTCGCCCACCGGTAACGCCCGCTACGTCGGCTACTACGAGGTTGACGAACTCTCTCAGGGCGAGACGGTCCACACGTTCACCATGCCGTGGGCTCGCGTTACCACGAACTGGTCGTGGGACGAGTTCGAGATTTTGCAGAACAAGTCGAACCCCGAGGGCTTCATCGATCTCGCGAAGGCCAAGGAAATGCAGGCCATGTGGGACCTCGCCAATCTGTTCGAGGACGCCGGGTGGCAGGCCCCGACTTCGGCGTCTGATGACAAGTTCCCGCGCGGTGTTCCGTACTACATCCGCATGGCGGACAAGGACGCAACCGCGGTTGGTGATTTTGTCGGCCAGACGATTCGCTACCGTAATGGAACCACCGGGACTGACTGCGCCGGTATCGACGCGGCCGTGTACCCGACGTGGAGGAACTGGGCGGACACCTACACGGCGGTGGACAATACCCTCGTGAAGAAACTCCGCACGGCGTTCCTGTACCAGGAGTTCAAGCCGCCGATCGGTGCCGATCAGTTCGAGGTTCGCAAGGCCGCGAAGCAGCGTATCTACACCGGTCGTCCGGTCAAGGCTGAGTTGTTTGACTACCTCGATGCCAAGGATGACGTTCACCAGACGAAGGAAGTCTTCGGCCGCATGATCGTCAGCAACGGCGGGACCGACATGATGATTAACGGCCTCGACGTGGTCGGAATCAAGTCGCTCGACGCCCCGACCGATCCCGAGACGGGTGACGCGACGGCCCCCATCTACTACATCGACTTCTCGCACTTCATGCCGATCACCTACGCGGGTTATTGGATGGAGCGTCGTGGGCCGGTGCATGGTGGGACCAAGCAGCACACCGTTTGGAGCATGTTCAAAGACGGCGCGCACAATTGCTGGTGTGACAGCCCCCGTAGCGCCGGTTTCGTGATTCACAAAGCGATCACAAGTTAAGTAATGACAAGTACTTAGGGGAATGACCGTGACAAAGAGATGTCCAGATTGTGGAGAGATAAAATCCGTTACTGAGTTCGGCAAAGACCGTACACGTGGTGATGGACGGTATCCGTATTGCAAGACTTGCCGCAATGCGCGTGACAAGATCAACGGCGCGAAGTACCGGGCCACAGAGAAAGGTAAGCAAGTAAATGCTAACGCCAATCTCAAGAACAAATACGGCATCACCCTTGCCGATTACGACGAGATGTTCGAGGCCCAAGGCGGCGTTTGTGCTATCTGCGGAAAACCACAGCAGAGCCACAATGGACGCCGCTTAGACGTTGACCACGACCACAAGACGGGCAAAGTACGGGGCCTGCTGTGTAATAAATGTAACACAGTGATCGGCCTCATCTACGAAGATCACGACATTCTTCTCAAGGCAGCAACGTACATCAACAACCACAACCTCTCACAAGGAGATCAGTATGAGCCTTAGAGTTCTCTACAATGACGAGGGCACCGCAGGGCAACCCAGCCCGAACATCTGGGGAAATTGCCCCGTCGAGAAGGCCCTCATCGCGCCCGAGCAACTCGGGTACGTGTTCGACGAGTTC